GTAATGACCCTTACTTTAGACATTATCGTGCCTCAAAAGACATTTATAATGCGATTTTAGATAAGGTGTTGCCTATTGACGAGAATAAAGGTATGGTGCCTGATATAAAAAAGTGGTACACAGCTGAATTTATGTTATAAATATAACCATAGGAGAATGAGTTTATGATTAAGATTGATGGTAAAGAATATGATGAAACACAGTTTAGTCCTGAATTACAAAATTATTTAACGGTAAGACAAGAAATTCAAATAGGTAGGACTAGACACTTAGTTGAAATTGAAAAGATTGATGTATTGACAGAACACTATAATAAAAAAATTGTAGAGTTACTAAAGAAAGAGAAACCACAAGAGAGTACACAAAAAGATGGCAGCGATAGCTAACCTATCAATAGACCAAGGTTCAACATTTACCTCGGATGTTACAATTAAAGATGCTAACAATGCATTATTTGATTTAACAGGTTATACAGCCAGAGCAAAGATGGCTACTGGTTACACATCTACTCGTACCAGAGTTGATATTACAGCAACAGTAAATGCTGACCCAACTACTGGTATTGTGACACTTTCTCTTACAGATACACAAACAGCTGCTTTAGAAGCACCCGCTAGATATGTTTACGATTTAGAGGTGGTTTCTAGTGGTGGTTCAGTTACAAGAGTTATTGAAGGCATTATTAATATTAGACCTAATGTCACTATATAATTAAACTCATTTTTCTTATAAATATACAAGAAGAGGAGAGATTTAATGCCTGATATTACTGCTAAAATTAATGTCAATACTAGTCAAGGACCACAGAATGTATCGGTAACTCTACCGAGCGCTCAAGCGGCCGCTAACTCTTCTTTACAATTAAAATTATTAGGTGATGTTGATACAACTAATTTGGATGATGGTGCATTATTACAATACAGAGCGAGTGATAGTAAATTTGTTGCTCGAACAGAAATAGTAACAACAACAGGAACACTAGTGTTCAACTGTGGGAGTTTTTAGGATAAATGGCAACAGTAATTCAAATTAAAAGAAGTTCTGCTACTACAGCACCAAGCACCCTCAAACAAGGTGAATTGGCTTATACATATGGAACAGGCACACAAGGTAACGGTGGTGACCGATTATACATTGGTACAGGTCCCGTAGATAGTAACGGTGATGCTACAGCAAGAGATATAATCGGCGGTAAATATTTTGTTGATTTAACAGACCACGCACACGGTACATTAACTGCTAGTTCAGCAATCATTGTTGATAGTAACTTAGCAATTGATACATTAAACATTGGTAATTCTACATCAGCTGGCGGTCAAATCAAATTAAATGAAGGCACAAACAATGGTACTGAAGGTATCATATTAAAAGCTCCTAATTCTTTAGCGTCAACTACAACTTATACATTTCCAACTGCTTATGGTACAAACGGCCAATTCTTAAAAACAGATGCAGCTGGTCAATTAAGTTGGGACACAGTTAATCAGTTTATTGATATAGCAGCAGATTCCGGTACAGACACTTATAATACTGCTGAAACTTTAACATTTACAGGCGGTACAGGTATTGATACTGAAACTGGTGTAACAGACAATGTAATTACATTTAACATTACAAACTCAGGTGTTGATACGGCACAAATTGCTGATGATGCAGTTACAAATGCCAAGTTAGATACAAACGGTGAGTTAACTTTAGGTTCAACTCTATTACAATTAGGTGTTACAAATACAGACCTTGCAGGTTTAACTTCATTAGTAGTTGACGATTTAACACTTAACGGTTCAACAGTTTCAACAACAGCTTCAAACTTAGACATTACTTTATCTCCACACGGAACAGGTACAGTTGTAGTTCCAAGTGGTTATGAAGGCAGAGCAGGTTTTACAGCAGATAGTTTAGTTAACAAAGCATATGTTGATGCAATCGCTGAAGGATTACATGTACACGCTTCAACTAAAGCTGCAACAACACAATCATTAGCTTCTGAAAGTGGCGACACAGTTGCATATAATAACGGTTCATCTGGTGTTGGTGCAACATTAACATTATCTACAGGCATTTCTACTTTAGACGGTTATACACTTGTAGATGGTGATAGAATTTTAATTAAGAACGAAAGTAATCAGGCTCATAACGGTATTTACATTAGAACATCATCAACTGTATTTACAAGAGCAACAGACTTTGATACAATTGCTGAAGTTGCTTCAGGAGATTTCTTATTTGTAACTGACGGTACTGTAAATGGTAGTAACGGTTTTGTTCAAACAGAAATTACAACTGCTATTGGTAC